ACCCAATACCATTGCATATGCTGTTCCTGCAGATAGCGAATTGGCTGACACGCTAAAGAAGGCTAACCTGGGTATTGTATTTCACACCTCATATCACGGGAGCAGCTTTGAGAGTATGACTGCCAGCTATGGTGTGGATACAACCAAACTAAAGAAAGTACCTAGTGTATGGTATCAAGACGCGACGCTACACGACTTGAGCGGTAAGGCCACACTTACAGCAGATGATACCGCTGAGGTTACTGCGGCATTATCTGAAGCAGGCAAGATCTTCCAAAAGATTAGCAGCACCACTCTTAAGGCTATTGAAGAAGATCCTGAATTTGCAACTACTCTTGAAACATACAACAACTCATATGTTCGCAAAGGCGAGACTGTAACTGATACAAAGGCACATGTAAATGGACTAATTGCTTGGGCAGGTAAAAAGTTTGATGCTGATGTAGCAAGCAAGAAAAGCGAAAAAGGAAAGGCTGATGCAATTGCACGTAAAGATGCTTACATGACATTCTTTAGTGATCATAATCGAGCAAACCTTGACCTAATGTATCAGTTGCAAAATGCAATTGTTGAAGCCAAGATGATTATTATAAATAAGTTAGATGCAATTAAATCTATGAATACTTTTCTTAAAACCAAAGATGGCTTTAAGGTAACTGGTAATGAAGGATTTGTTGTTATTGATCATCTTAAAGGAGGAGCAATGAAACTGGTAGATCGTATGAGTTTTAGTTATGCAAATTTTAGTCCAGAAGTATTAAAAGGTTGGCAAAAATAAAAATAATAGTAATGAAATCCTTTAAAGAATATTGTTTATATGAACTAAAAGAGGAGAGAATTGTTAGATTCTATCATGGAGGTTCATCATTATTCAATACTGAACCCAAAATAATGGATACCAAAAAAGGAAGATATGAATATGGTCCTGGGATTTATCTTACTACAAGTTATGATACTGCTCGAAAATATGCAAAAGGAAATAAAGTGGTACATCTTGTAGAAATCAAAGCAAATAAAATTGTGTTACCAATAGATATCAAGATAGAGTTGACTGATACCATTGAACTAATATCTAAAAAAATTAGTATGTCTTCAAAAAATCGAGAGAAAATGATTTCTGATTTAAAAAGAAGTTTTGAACAAAGACAATATTTAACAGCAAACACAGTCATTAGTTTATTAGTAAATAATGAAGTTTTAAAAGGTTCTGCTGGTCCAAAAGTTTCGGAATGGTTATCTCACATGGGAGTAACAGCAGATTTCAATCAAATGAGTAATGAAGAATGGTTGATTGTTTTTAATCCAGCTATCATATCAAGTAGCTCAATTGTTCCTGTTAAACAAGTTGGATCTATTGAATTTCCATATGATCTTCCATTAGTTTCCAAGAATTATAAATAATTATATGCAAAACGAAGAATTGATTAAAGTTGCACAGACAATACTTGAAAAAAAGCAAATTACTGGTCTTGTAAATAAAGCTGAAGAAAGTGGCATTTCATACACTATACTCAAACAAGTATATGATCGAGGAATGGGTGCATGGCTAACTAGTCATCGTCCAGGTATAGGTCAGCACCAATGGGCATTTGCACATATCAATAGTTTTATAAATGGAGGAAAGGACCGTACTACTGCTGATGCAGACTTATGGGCAAAACATTTAAAATAAATATATGAAAAAAGAAATACGACTAAGAGATCTTATAAATGTAGATTATACTGACGGTGATACACCTGAGGATGATCAAGGTATGATTCCATATCAGTATATCAAACGTCACCGTGGACAGATTGGTGAAGATAGTTTGCAAACTATGCATACAAATGCTTGGCATGAGATTATTGATAATGCTTCTCCACAAGTATCAGAAACTCTTATGAATATTTCTTGTAATAAACAGCCCGGTCTTTTATCTGGAGCTGATAAGATTAAGATTGATGAAATTCTTCAACAAACTTCTGATGTAAATCTTCAAAAAGCAATCCGTACATTTATGGGAACAATAGAGAATGTTGTTTATGATAAAGAAGTAAATGAATCAAATCATATTGCATCTGCTGATGAAACTAATAAAATGATAGATATTGTTAGAAAAAAAATAAAAGATAAACACATCAAAGCTCGGGTAACTAAAGTAAAACCAGGTGTGATTTCTGTTTCGGTTACTGCTTATGATATTAATTTTACCAATGATGAGCAAAAGGAAATTGCTACTATAGGAAAAGATCTTAATTTTACTTATGTTAGAGGTCTTCCAATAAAGGTTGATGCTTTTGTTCATCCACAAAATTTTGAGTTTCATTATTTCGTAAAAACAAATGAACAAGTAAATGAATCAATTATACAACGAAGAGTAAAACGTATAGAAAGAGAACTACTTCATATTAATGAATCTGATGATGAAGCTAAACTTGTTAAATTTTAAGTTATATATATTTCTAAATAATAATGAGTAATATTAAATCATTTCGATCATATACAGAAGAACGTATAAAGGAGTTGGTAACAACATTTGGTAGATTTTCCCCACCTACTATAGGACATGGTAAATTACTTGATAAAGTAGTTGAACTTGCAAAGGGTAAAACATATCAGATATATGCATCACAATCGGAAGATTCAAAAAACAATCCTTTAAACTACGAAGAAAAAATTAAATTTATGCGAAAAATGTTTCCAGCTTATGGGCGAAACATTCTTCTTGATCGTAAAATTAAAACAGTATTTGATATTGCCACCAAAGCTTATGATGATGGATTTAGTAAATTTACTCTTGTTGTAGGATCTGATCGAATTGCAGAATTTAAGAAACTTCTTGAAAAGTATCACGGAGTTAAAGGATCTCACGGATATTATGAATTTAAAGATGGTATTGATGTAAAATCTGCAGGCGAACGCGATCCGGATGCAGAAGGTGTATCTGGTATGTCAGCTTCCAAAATGCGAGCTGCAGCTGTAGCAAATGATATGGAAGAATTTAAAAAAGGTGTTCCACCTGGATTTTCTGAAGTAAAGGAACTATTTAATGCTGTTCGTAAGGGAATGGGCCTTAAAGAATCAACAATAATAAGTAAAACCTCGATTCCTTATAATGAAATATCAAAACAGCGTGAACAGTATATTAAAGGTGAAATTTTTAATATAGGTAGTAATGCATATTCTGCTAAGAATCCTGGAATGCAATATACCATAGCAGAACGGCATTCAAATCATATTGTATGTACTGATCAATTTGGAGAAAATACAAAATTTTTTATTCATGATTTATGTGAAGATAACAGTTCCATATAAATATATTATATGGAACTTCCTTCTAAATCAGATCCAATAGAAGCTTGGATTAAAGTCTTTGTTGATTCATCTGATGTAATGTTTGATGATAAAAGTCAAAAAGAACGCACCATAATGGCACTTGAGGCATATTATGCAGCTCAGCGTAATGAGGAAGCTCCCATTATGGCTCCTAAAAATGCTGAGCTTAAACCTCGACTTAATATAATTAAAACAGTTACGGGTGGAGCTGGCCGTAAAGGATCGGTTAGTCTTATGGGAACTGGTAACGTTAAAGAAGAAGTTGTCATAAAAGAAGATTTGGGTATTAAAAGAGCAATATCTATAGTAAAATTAAGTCTACCGCAAGATACAGATTTAACTCTTATTGAATCTTTTGTTGAGGCTACATATAATATAAACGAACCTTTTCCATCAAGCATTCAAACTATAAAAGAAACATTCAATAAATTTAATAAGATAACAAAGTAATATATGAAAAAACTATCACAAATTATAAGCCAAAAATTAGAAGAAGATGTTATAACTGAATCTTTTACAGAAGCTTTTGGTGAATCATGGGTTGTTTACAATAAGGACACCAAAGCAAAAATCAAATCTTTCAAATCCAGAAAAGGTGCGTATGAATATGCTGCAAAAAATGGAGGTGTTGTATACAGTGCTGAATATTATCATGACAACCAGAACGAAATAAAGTCTGGTAAACTTGAAATGGAAGAATCTTTTGATGGTACTCCTTTAATTCTTAGAAAACTATCAGAGATTATTGAAAAGGCTGATGATGCATATAATACCATTTCAAGTCTTGAAGAAAGTAATGCAGATATTCAAACTCTAGTTAATTCTCTTGCTCATCAAGTTGATGCATTATATGAACAGATTGATGCGGATCTTGGCATTATTCCCGTTCAACTTGATGAAGCATTGGCGTGGAAACTAATGAATCAAAATCTCACCAAGTTGGGTTTTGAAAGAATTGAACATCCATCCAAGGATACATATACCACAACAAAAGCAAGAATCCAACATTTATATGGTATTCCTATGCGTGCTGGTAAATATGCCGATACCTTGTTTGTAATTCTTGATACAGATACTAAACCTTATGGTATTGTTGATTCTGAAGGTACAACATTTTATGAAAATCTAGGTGATGCTCTCAAGGAACTTAATAAGCGTGCCAAAAAAGGCGAACTTGAAGAATCGTCTTTAGAGGAAGTTCTAAATCCAAATGATGATGCATCAGTATGGATTGATGATTTTGTAAAGTCCGATAATAAAAGATTTGCTGGTAAATCCAAGGAGGAACGCATTAAGATGGCCTTGGGTGCATGGTATGCTGCACAAAAGAAAGAAGATGTAACTCATGATGAAGTTATAGATAATTCTGAAGTTGATGAAGCAGTAATAACGGACTATAATACCTTTGCTAAGCAACATAAGAAAATGTATCCGTCTCATACTGAAAATCAAACCAAACTTGCTTGGGAAACATATTCAAAACATTTTAATAAAAAAGAAAGTGAAGAAACATCAATAGATAAAGCAGAGATCAATAATAAAATCATTGCTTTAAAATCCAGTTTGGCATCAATTCAGGCTAAGCAAAAACAGACAGATTATAATCAAAAATATGATAGTGCTACTCGTGCTACACATAATAAAAGATTAATGGAAGTTCCTAAGAAGCTTAAAGAACTTCAAAACAGTTTGATCAAATAATCTATTTCTTCTTTCTTACAGCCTTAATATATACCTTAGATATTCCCTTCGGGAAACCTTCGGTCATTTGATTTATAATGTATAAGTTTAATTACCTTGCCCCAATGGAATCTAGGATAATTATAACATAATATAGGACCTTGTAAAGGAAATAATAAAGAATATGCAATTTAATAATAGAGATAAAGTTGTTAAATCAGTTCAAACCAAATTGGGATTGGTTGCTGACGGAGTGGATGGACCTACTACATGGAATGCAATTGATGCAAACTTAAAGACAACACTTGCTGATATTGTTCCAATTGGGAGTTTACCATCCATAACAACCATTTCAGATGCAGCATATAATCTTATAATAAAATATGAAGTTGGAGGAGGCGAATCATATTATAACTCAGCATTAAAACATCCTGAATATCCTGGAGGTGAAAGTGGTGTTACAATTGGAATTGGATACGATTTGGGCTATACTACATTGGCTCAGTTTACCTCTGATTGGAAATCATACCTAATACCTGAGATTTTTGCTCTTCTTTCTCAGCATCTTGGTAAAAAAGGTGATGCAGCAAAATCAATAATTCATACCCTCAATAATGTAGTAATTCCATGGTCTGTTGCTGAAATGGTATTTAAGAATTGTGACATTCCTAGATATATTAAGGAAACCATTACAGCATTTCCAGGATGTAACAAACTAAAACCTGATTGTTTTGGCGCTTTGGTTTCTTTGGTATTTAATAGAGGCGGTTCTATGAATGGTGATTCTCGTAGAGAAATGCTTAATATTAGAAACGCTATTTTAGGTGTTATTAGTACGGATAATATATACACATATATTTCTTCTCAATTTTTATCTATGAAAAGACTTTGGAATGGAAAGGGATTGGATGGATTATTGGTTCGTAGAGATGAGGAAGCAACCTTGATAAAAAATTGTCAATAATATGAAAACATTAAAGCAAATTCGTGAAGAGTGGCAAGAGCAATTGGTTGAGACTGCTGAATATGACGGTCGTACTGTAACATTAAATAAACCATTTCGTAGCAATGATGATAAACATAAATTCTATGTTTATGTAAGAAATGAAAAAGGACATGTTATTAAATTGGGTTTTGGTGATCCCAATATGGAAATAAAAAGAGATAGTCCAACACATCTAAAAAGCTATCGAGCAAGACATCAATGTGATACCAAGCCAGGCCCAAAATGGAAAGCCAATTATTGGAGTTGCCGCTTTTGGGAACCTGGTAGAACAGTATCCGATTTGCTTGATGGTTAATATATATCTTATATGACACTGCTAATGTCTCAATTAACCAATAAGAATTTTGATTTATATGCTGCAAGACATTATACCAATCCAAGATGTCTTTCAATTGAAGAATTTAAAGAAGATCTTTCAAGATTTAAAGTTATTAAGCGTCTATTAAAAAGATATTACCAAAAAGGTCTTTTAGAGGAACGAAGACTGCTTAATGAAATAATTATTATACATAATGTATTTTTTATTAATGCTGCAGTTAATATGTGTTTTAATAGAATTGATGAAAAATATTGGCCAGCATTAAAAACGTGTTTGCTCTATTTAAATTTTATCACAGATGATGACTATATTAATATTCCCATTGATCTTCTTGTAGCGGCAAAACTACAGCGCATATAAATATATAATACTATGTCATTTATATCAAGAACATTTGATACTGTTGCTGCTTTCAGATTCCTACGTCTTTTAACAACTCCATGGAATAAATTGGGTGCATATACAGTGGGTCTTATTGATGATAAAGGAAATCTTATACGCCGTCCAGAAACATCTGATGAACGTAGTAAATATACAGTTTTTCACCGTTTGGTATTCAATTTAAAAAGACTTCTTAACAAACTTCCCTTTGGAAAGAAAACAATATCTTCCTATATTGCAGCGCTATATTTGATAAAAGAAGAAACAGGTATTTCGGATGCCAAATTAGCAGAAATTCTTCATGAACTAACAGGTATATATGCAGATACCAATACATTGATTGAATCTGCTTGGTACATAAATCAAGATGCTTCATTACGTCCTGGTCAATATACACTTTTAAATGATATAGCATTGCCTAAAACCGGTGAAGTACTTGCATTAAAAAAATCAAATATTACCATTGGAGAAAATACAAAACCAATTGGATCCATTTTTGGAGTAAGTGTATATGAAGCCTTTCATCATAATACAAAACAAAAAATCAAAATAACAGCTCATGATATAATACAATGAAAAATAATATAATTACAGATGACACAAGTGTAGGAAGTGGAGCCGTTTCATTGCCATCATTTCCCTTAGGAATGAAATCTCCTACTCATAAAAATAATGATGATGAAATATTTAGGCGTAAAGATTGGGCATTATTCACAGTAAAATCTGAAACATTTTCTAAATTTGAAACCGGTCGAAATCGTTATGAAAGATGGTCTAAATACTTAAGTGATGAAATTGAAGAAGAGAAGGCTGTAAAGGAATATGCTAAAAAAAATCCTACACATACTGTAGTATTACAAAATGCAGATAATGGTGCTTTGCGGTCAATAAGACGCCGCGCAATTTAATCAGATTAAAATATTTACTTTTTTCTTATTTTTTGGTATAATAATTGACACTTACTGGTGTATATGAGTTGGGCTCTTATCACCATATAAATGTGCCTTTATATATATTTTAATTCTATGAGTAACAAAATTAGCATTTTCGATGAACAAATTAGTAGAAAACCAAATCATTATTCATGGACTGAAAAGTTTATTGAAGCAATGCATTCAGGTTTTTGGACAGATAAAGAATTTAACTTTATGTCCGATATTCAACAATTTAAGTTTGAATTAACGGATCAAGAAAGAGAAATTGTTGTTCGTAATTTATCTGCAATTGGTCAAATTGAAGTGGCCGTTAAAACATTCTGGGCTAAACTAGGTGATAATCTTCCTCATCCAGCATTACAAGATCTAGGATATGTTATGGCCAATACCGAAGTGATTCATAACAATGCATATGAACGCTTATTAAGCATACTTGATTTGGAAGATATTTTTGAAGAAAATCTAAAACTTGAATGGATTCAAGGGCGTGTTAAATATCTTAGAAAATATACACATCGTTTCTATAAAGATTCTAAAAAACAATATTTGTACGCATTGATTTTATTTACATTGTTTGTTGAAAATGTTTCACTATTTAGTCAATTCTATACCATCAATTGGTTTAAACGATTTAAGAATGTTTTAACAGATACTGATCAGCAAGTAAAATATACACGTAATGAAGAAAATATTCATGCATTGGTTGGTATACAGATCATCAATACCATTCGTGAAGAATCTCCTGAATTGTTTGATGATGATCTAATTGCACAAATTATTAGTGCTTCACATGAAGCATTCAAGGCAGAAAGTAAGATTGTTGATTGGTCAGTTAATGGAATTAACGAACCTAATCTTTCTGCTCCAATTCTCAAGGAATTTATTAAAAATCGTATCAATGAAAGTATGACCCAAATTGGGTTTGCCAAACCATTTGATGATATTAATGAACTACTACTTGATGCAACATCTTGGTTTGATGAAGAACTTCATGGCAATAATATGACAGATTTCTTTGCTTCTCGTCCAGTTGAATATGCAAAGAAAAATCAATCATTTGGAGAAGATGATTTATTTTAATGATATATAATATTAAGAACTTATGACAAAAGAAAAATATTATTGGCTAAATGATGATTCTAGGAAATTTTTAGAACGTGGTTATTTATTGGATGGTGAAGTAGCAGAACAGCGGTATCGTAATATTGCAGAAGGAGCTGAACAAATTTTAAAGATTAAAGGCTTTGCAGATAAATTTGAGGATTACTTGTCCAAAGGATATTACTCCATCAGTTCTCCTATTATTTCAAATTTCAATAGAGATAGAGGATTACCTATTAGTTGTTTTGGTAGTTATATTGATGATTCAATGGAAGCCATTGTTGATAAATATGCAGAAGTTGCCATTATGACAAAAATGGGAGGTGGTACTAGCGCCTATTTTGGAGCAATTCGTGGTAGAGGTACAGAGATTTCAACAGGTGGAAAATCAACCGGTTCAATTCCATTTATTGAAATGTTTGATATGTTAATGAAAGTTGTTTCACAAGGATCAATACGCCGCGGTAGTTTTGCTGCTTATCTTCCAGTGGAACATCCAGATATTGAGGAATTTTTAAAGATTCGATCTGATGGTAGTGATATTCAGAATGTTTCCATTGGTGTTAATGTAAGTGATGAATGGATGAATAAGGTGCTTACAGGAGATAAAGCCGCTCGTAAAATTTGGGGCCTAATTATTAAAAAACGGTTTGAAACAGGCTATCCTTACATCTCATTTATTGATACAATTAATGATGCAGCACCAGAAGTATATAAAGATAAAGGTCTTAGAATTAATAACCAAAATTTATGTAACGAAATAGCACTCTCCAATTCAAAGGATGAATCCTATGTTTGCAATTTGTCATCAATGAACTTTGATCAATGGGATGAATGGAAAGATACCGATGCAGTGGAAACATTGGTATATTTTCTTGATGCTGTAATGACGGAATTTATTAATAAAACTGATGGTCTTAAACATATGGAGGCACCTAGAAAGTTTGCAATTTCTCAACGTGCATTGGGTATTGGTTGTCTGGGTTGGCATTCATTATTACAATCCAAAATGATTGCATATGAATCTATGGAGGCTAAGTTTTTAAGTCATACCATTTGGTCCTTTATTCGTAACAAGGCTGATCAGGCTACTGCTGAACTTGCCACGCTCTTTGGTGAACCTGAATTATTAAAAGGATATGGTCGCAGAAATGTCACCACACTTGCAATTGCTCCAACCACATCAAGTTCATTTATTGTAGGTCAAGTATCGCCAGCAAGTGAACCACAAAATAGCAATTATTATACCAAGGATTTGGCCAAAGGGAAATTTACATATAAGAATCCGTATCTAATTGAATTACTTACATCCAAGAGTAAAAATACCAAAGAGATTTGGAAAACAATTTTAATGAATGGTGGAAGTGTTCAAACTCTAGATTGTTTAACTGATGAAGAAAAAGCGGTATTCAAAACATTCAGTGAAATTTCCCAGAAGGAAGTTGTTATTCATGCATCAATTGCACAAAAATATGTTGATCAAGGTATTAGTCTAAATCTAATGGTTGCTCCAGATACCAAACCAAAAGAAGTAAGTGATCTTATGATTTTTGCATGGCAACAAAAAATAAAAGGATTTTATTATCAACGTAGTTCAAATCCATCACAATTGTTATCTCGCTCAATTATGACCTGTGCGTCATGCGAGGCCTGATATATATCATTATGAAAACATTTTTTAATAGCGCATTTTGTTATGGACTTTCAATGATAGTAGTAGTTCCAATATGTGTTGCATTTGTAATACTATGTGCGGCATTTCTACTATTATGTTGGCCCATTATGCCGTTTATTGCATATTATCAGAAAAAAGAAGAACTAGCTTCATAATATAAATAACTTTTATGGTAGAAAACAATAAATGTCCTAAATGTCATTATATCTATGAAGTATCATGGGATGATAGTATTGATGAATATTATAATGAAGATATAAATTCAGATTTATCTATTGAATTGGATGAACTATATGCATGTTACTGCCCTTTTTGCGGCATTCATAGAGATTATGGTACAGAACCTGATTCGAATGAAGAAGATTGGCTCTGATATATAAAGTATGTTATGGCAATACCAGGGATTTGATTTTACATCTGAGTTGGCTCAATCCAAGATTGATGAAGGATACCTTGGATTTGTATATGAAATTACTGATGCTAGTAATGGTATGAAATATATTGGGAAAAAACTACTTTTTTCCAAAAAGAAATTACCTCCTTTAAAAGGTCAAAAACGCAAAAGGCTAAAAATAGTAGAGTCTGATTGGACTACTTACTATGGATCCTCTGAAACTGTAAAAGAACAAGTTGCTTTAAGACCTGATGATTTTAGTCGCGAAATTTTAGAATTTGCAAAGTCTAAAGGCATTCTCAACTATATTGAAATGAAATACCAAGTTGATAGGCAGGTTCTACTAAGAAGATCTGAGTATTATAACGGCATCATCAATGTGAGAATAAATGCGTCACATGTTAAGGATTTGTGGATTAATTAATAAAAAGTTGTTTACAAACCATGAACATTATGGTATAATTATTTCTTAACAACATAACTTATGATCCTTATTGATTTTAGTAGTATTACAATTGCCACTGTATTTGCCCAAGGGAAGAATGCCCTAAATGAGGATTTGTTGCGGCATCAGATCCTCAATTCATTACGAATGTATAATCTAAAATATCGTGATAAATACGGAAAAATGGTAATTTGTTGTGATGGTGGGTCTTGGCGTAAAGATTATTATTCACAATATAAAGCATCTCGTAAAAAAACTCGAGATGCAAGTTCAATGGATTGGACGGAAATTTTTCGCATTCTCAATAAAGTTCGTGAGGAAATTACAGAGTATATGCCGTACCAGGTAATTCAAACCAAGGGCGCCGAGGCTGATGATATTATTGCAACTCTTGTAGAAACAACTCAAGAGTTTGGATGTCATGAAGATGTTATGATTATTTCATCAGATAAGGATTTTATTCAACTTCAACAATATGATAATGTAAATCAATTTAGTCCAGCTACCAAGAAACTATTATCAGATAAAAATCCCAAAAGGTATCTTTTTGAACATATTATTAAAGGCTGTTCAGGTGATGGTGTTCCCAATATTCGATCATGTGATGAAGCATTGATAGATGAGAATATTCGTCAAACTCCTATTCGTACAACAAGTATTGATTCTTGGTTTAAATCATATACTGCAGGTAAAATTGAATCAGTTTTAACAATTGAAGAATATAGAAATTATATTCGTAATGAAACCTGCATTGACCTTTCTAAGATTCCTAAAGAAATTGCGGAACACATTATGTATGCTTATTCCAATGCTCCATCCATTGGTAATGGAAAAGTATTTGGTTATCTTATAGCCAATAAATGCAATAATCTTTTGGAATGTTGTAACGATTTTTTTATTAAATAAAACCGATATATAACATTATGATACTACAACGACAAGAAAAGTATGAAAAACTTCCACACGAAGTTTTTGCTCTACTGGAAACAACAAAGAAGATTTCTGAAAGAATATCTATTCTTCAAGACAATGCATCTTATTCCATCAAAACAATTCTACAAGCATCATTTCAAGAAAATATCATCTTTGATCTTCCTGAAGGAGCTCCTCCTTATACTGCATCAACTATACCTGCTGGAATGCAAAGATCATCCTTAAAGAAACAAGTGGAAATGCTTCCACGTTTATTGGTTGGATATGATAGAATAGATAAAATGAAGAAGGAAATGCTTTTTATTCGACTGCTTGAAGATGTTGATGCAAAAGATGCAGAGATTCTTATTGCCATGAAGGATAAGAAGTTGACTAAATTATATCCTTTGGTTACTGTTGGTTTGGTTCGTAAGTCATTTCCTACTTTATTACCATTACCTCCAGCTGAATAATGACAAACTCACGAACAACACACGGCGGAAAAGGTGATGGAGATAGATCAGATCCTAAAAAATATAGAGAAGGACTTTCATGGCAACATGATTGGACATACCTCTTTCCAGAAGAGGAAGGTCTTTATATGGTTAAATATTATGATAATGAAAATCATTTAAAATTTGATACTGTTCCTTGTTTTATGAAATATGATCAAACGGGATGTCCATTCCTTTCTACCAATGAAGATGAATTATATACTTTTTTTAAGAATCAAGTTGGTGTACAATGGAAATTTTTGAAAACACTAGATTAACAATATACTAAAATGCGCTACGATTTCACATGTAATAACTGTTCCCATACTTGGGAAGAAACCCAAGGGATTCAATTTCGAGATGCACCTCTAACATTACCATGTCCTTCCTGTAAGGAAAAGGGTTCAATTAAAAGACTTATTCGTACACTTGGAATTTCTTATGAAGGAAATAAGACTGTACTTCAAAGAGCTGGCAGTGGCTGGAATGATGTCCTCAATAAAGTAAAAAAGGCAAGCGGAAGAATTAATAGTATTCAAACTCGATGACTTATGTCCAATAAGAATAAGAAAAGTAAATCATCAAAACGAGATGGGTATTCCAATGAACCATCTGATACAAATAAAAAGTTTAAGAAAACTAGATTCAACAATGATAGGGAAAATAAACATACACAGCAAAATATGTTTATTGAAGACAATTGGAAATAAAGTATGATCAACCGCCCTATATTTAATCATGAACCTATTAATCTTGGTTACACAGATCTTTCTACATCAAGCGGTGATGGGCCGAGACTATACACAACTCCTGCTGGAAAAAAATATCCTTCCATAACAACCATCCTCGGAATCAGAGGAAAAGATGCCATTATGGAGTGGCGGCGGCGGGTCGGTGAAGAGGAAGCCAATAGGGTTTCCCGTCATGCTGCTTCAAGAGGAACTGCCTTACATAGTATTGCTGAGCGATATTTAAATAATGAGGAAAAGTATTTTGCAGATAATGAAATGCCTCATGTTAAGGCTATGTTCAATAGTATAAAACCACCCATTGATAATTATATTGGTAAGGTCATTATGCAAGAAGTACCTTTATATTCTGATAAGTTAAAGGTAGCAGGACGAGTTGATTTGATTGCAGAATATGACGGAGAATTATCTGTTATTGATTTTAAAACAAGTTCACGAATTAAGGTAAAGGAAGATATATCAAACTATTTTATTCAAGCCGCTTTTTATGGAGCAGCGTTCTATGAAAGAACTGATATACCTATTAAACAAAGTGTTATTATAATGTCTGTGGAAAATCAGAAAGAGTCTTTAATATTCATAGAAGATACTTTTAAATGGTTACCAGAAGTAGTTAAATCTATTCGTGAATATGATGCTACTATAAATAAAGATATATGAAGAATCTAGTAAATACCGCATTGAATGTTTCAAATAAACAAAAAAGAGTCTTATCTGAATCTCCTACAAAGGGAACATCTTCAAAAGATAAACCAATCAATGATCAGATTTTTGATCTTATTGCAAATGTTGGCCCCAATTTAATGACTAGAAAGAACGATCGTATAGTTGACGTACTTCATGAATTTCACGATTATCTTGATGAATTGAGAAGTAAATATGAGGCAGGTAAGCTTAGTGAGAAAGAACTTGCTAAAGCTGTATTTTCTGTGGAACCTAAATTACATGAGGTGAGAACAGTTTGATATGAAAATTGCTATATGTATATCAGGAAACAAAGGTAGATTTTCTGAAGTAAAGGATAATATAAAAGAAATGCTTTTATATTCAGAAAATATTGTATTTACTGTTTTAGATGAATATATAGATATAGAAACAAATAGAAATCTATATATCAACGAACAAAGTTTTTACATAGATAACCTCAAAAGTTTTAATAATCACAAAAGAGAGGAAACTATTGTAAATAATACATTACAAATGTATTATAAAATATATAAATGTAGTCAATTAAAACAGGAATATGAAAAGGAAAAAAATATAAAATTTGATATCTGTGTAAGAACTAGACCAGATTTATTATTCTTTAATAAGATAGATTTTAATTATATCTCAGACAATAAAATTGTCATTCCCGAAGATTATAATTATCTAGATGGTTTTTGTGATCAATTTTGGTATAGTGATTCATATACATATGATAAAATTGCTGAATTATATTTAAAGATTCCAGAATATATAAATGATGGTTGTCTTTTTCACCCAGAGACTCTTCTTTCATATCATTGTAATCATAATAATATCGAATGTATAGTTCAAAATGATTTGAAATTTAAAATTTATAGATAATGGAAAAAATAGTAATAACATCAAGTCATTATAGACGGCCACAATATACTGCTAAAAGTGTTGCAGCAATTGCATCTCAACCGGAAGCAAGTTCCTTACATTATATTGCTAGTATTGATAGAAGTGATAGACAAGATGAGGTTATCGCTGCAATTGAACAATATAGATCAAGCTTTAAAGAAATGACAATTTCAGTTCGTGATGGAAATCCATCGTGTAATGATAATATTAAACAAGCATTAACTCATGCTCTAAATCTTAATCCTGATTTTGTTATTATGGTTGAAGATGATATTATCTTAGGTCATGATGCATTAGCATACTTCATAAAACAAGCTGAAGATTATAAAGATAATAAAGAGGTTCTTACAATTTCTGCTTGGCGACATTTCGATGGATGGTTACCCGAATGTGGTAGAGAATTGAGAGAAAATGAAGAAAAAGAGGTGGGAATAATATCATTTTTTACAGCATGGGGTTGGGGAACATGGAGTAATAGACTAGAAGAAATTCTTGATAAATGGACAACAGGTAATGACCATGAAGATGGTAATCAAAAAAGTTGGGATTATGTTCTCTCTTATTTGATAAGAGAGAACAGAGGGGAAGTACATCCAATGATTTCCCGAGCTATTAATATAGGGGATGAAGATGGAACTCATCGTGGGAGTGTTCCTCTTTCTCATTGGATTGGAAATTAAATCTGTATGAAAATATCTAAATTAGATGATATGAAATCGGGATGGTTTATTGGTAACTTTTCCCCAACTCTACATACAACTGAAAATGTAGAAGTAGCTATCAAGGAATATAAGGCAGGAGATTACGAAGAATGGCATTATCACAAAATTGCCACGGAATATACAGTGATAGTGAGTGGAGAAGTAGAGATGAATGGTATTTCGTATAAGAAAGGAGATATTATTGTTATGTGCCCTATGGAAGGTACTGATTTCCATGCAATTAAAGATAGTATAACTGCAGTTGTAAAACTCCCTGGCGCAATAAAT